CCTCCCCCGCCGATGCTATTTCGTACCGATACGGTTTTGTTGAGCTGATGCACCGCAATGTATTTCACGGCTTCTGCTAAACAGCGCAGCAATACTAAGGGTTCATCTTGTGTCTCAATGGAAACACTCTCACCCGTTAAAACTCGGCTTGCGTAATAGGTGTAGGAAAAATCGCGGCCACAACTCATCACCACAGAGTGGCTCGGATAGTGAGAAAGCTGCAGCCATTTTTTATCATCATCACCCGTGATCACGCTTACGCGGGGCAAATTACGTGGATAGCCACTCTCCCAGGGATTTTGGGTGCGCTGACTTTGACCATAGAGCACCGTTTTCACATCAAGAATGTTATCCGGTGCGGGGTAAAGCATTTGGTTAGCCGTGAGCAAGAAAGTACCAAGCTTGGTTTGTGGCCGATAACGGCTGAAATCGGCCAGAGCCATCTCTATGATTTGCGTCTCTGCCCCTTCAATCAATTCGGCACTGTCCATCAGTGCCTTCTTCAACTGTTCAATTAAGGTTGTCCGTAGCATAGCGCCCCCTTATCGAGTGAATACAAAGGTACTCACTGAACCCAAGATGCCTAAGAAAAACCAAATAAGATCACGGTTATATTTGGTTTTCTCATTGGTACCACTTTGGCTTTGTTCGAGTGGGCGAAGCCGAGACTCGAGCTCGTCAACCGTGCGATCTAAGCGGATGAATTGGCTTTCAAGATTCGAATGTTTGGTTTGCAATTCAACCATTTGGCTCATTAACTGCGTTTGCTGTTTCATGTAATCGCGCATTTCAATTCTGAAAGCGTGAAACTCAGTTTGAGAGACTGGATTACCGGACATTCGCACCTCCACGTAAGGCAGATGCAATACCACCAAACACTCCCGCTGGTGTAATACCAGCGGAAATTTGCTTGTCTTGCGAACGTTTATGAATGTTCAAGCCAAGAACCGTTAAAGCTACGCTGAATAACCCAGTGAGTTTTGCTGCGCCATCAAATGCTTGTTCCGTGTATTGAGGATGAATGATCATGAGTAGACAAATGCCAAAGAACAACGATGACCAAGCTAAACAGACCGCATAGCCAAACGTTGGACGCCAACGCCGAACATAAGCGTCATCACTTTTTAGTTCAGCGACCATCAGCTTATGCTGCTCTGTGATCACTAATTTTCGTTCAGCGCTTTCCATCTCTGCCTGCTGATAGGAAAGTTCGCGTAGTCGAATACGTTCATCAATTTCCATTTGCTTAATTTTCAGCAATGCATCGGGATTGCGCAGCAATTCGCCTTCGATCGCATCTGGGGTATTCTCAACCCCTAAAGCATCGGCGATAAGCACGCCAACCGTACCGCCTGCAGGTCCGCCAATTAAGCTCCCCACCAAAGGCGCAGCACCGCCAATCAGAGATTTGATTTTATCCCACATAGTTGACTCCTTTGGGAAAGCCCAGAAAGTTCTGGGCTTTGAGTGATGGGATTAAGCCTGCTCTTCTTGCTCTTTCAGTTTTGAAAGTGCGTCTTGAATTAGCGATAGCTTCATCTGATTGTCGTTTGCGGCCAGCAATTCAATTTGCAGTTCGCTTTCGTCTTTGCCTTCGAGCGTTTGGGCATAAGAGGCGGGGTCAAAATCACGCTCAGCTTTACGAACGGCAAGCTCATCAGCAATCAATTTAACCAACGATTTACGGTTTTGGTCGGCCACCTCAAGCGCTGAGAGATGTTCTAGCTCTTCATCATTGAACGCGGAAAAGAAAGGCTTGATATCGTCAACTTTACGGGCCAGTAGCTCTTCAAACATTTTCACTTGAAACTTACCTGCATCCGCTTTGTTTGGGTTTTCAAAATGAATGACAGGTAAACGTGCAGAGTGGCCAGGTTGAACCACAGTGGTGCCGAAATAGCGAGGCGTAATGCCTAAGTTAATGAATAGCACCATGAGCTTACGGTTGATTTCTGGTGACGCTGGAACAAAACGGGCGTCCACTTCACGTGTTTCGCCAGGCTTGATGGAACGACCACCAATCGTCACGGTTTGATTGGTGTTGTTAGTAAACGCTGTAGTGATTGACATAAAGATCACCTAAACCTTTTTGAGTTAGCAAAAAAGCCCCGTTGGCTTTTATCAAGTCACGGGGCAATGGGTGCACGCACTAGCGGCCAGTTTTGGAATAGAACAGTACGCTGGTAAAGCGGTTGCGAATCGGCTTAGGACAATGAATCGCGTTGTACTCTTCACCGTAGGCTTCTTTGCCACCATTCAGTTGACCATTAGCATCTCGAGCTTCTTGCATTTCGCTCAAGGTGAATGGCTTAACCACGGTATAGGTCAAAGCACCTTTCTGCCCCATGATGATGCGCTCATCACCGAGATGGGTTGCCGGTGCATTGGTTGAGAACGCAGGTAACGCTTTCACCATTTCCAAGTCACCTTGGGCATTGGTGTCTGAGCCGCTGCGCTTCATCGATGCAACAAACTGCTCGGCGTTGGTACAGGTGTCGTTCAGGGTGTTCGACATCAGCAGGAAGTCAGGTGTGACAAAGCGATCATCTTTCATGATGGCTTTACGACGGCCAATCGCCTGCAGGAGTTGGTTGTAATGCTTCTCCGCGGTCACGCCATCTGGAATATCGCTATCCACCTTCACAATGTTAGTTGCGTAGTTGTAGCGAATGGTTGCCGATGCTGCGGTGACGGTTTTCACTGCACCACCTTCATCAACCAGCAAGAATTTGCCGAGGTTGTATGAGGTTACGATGTAGTAAGTGCCAGCAGCTTGCTTGCCAGAACCGTCGTAGGGTTGAATTTCGGTACCATTAATCGTCAACGTAATTGGGTTTTCAGCTGCACCAATGGTATTGCCTTGCAAGTCATACTGCTGATGCGGTGCAACCACCGGGAATTGCGCGGTTTTGAAGTTAGCAGAATCTTGCAACTGAGCCGCGATATTTTCGCCAGTGATCTCACCCGCTAAATACGAGTCGGCGACACGTTGCATGGTGTTGACGATACGACGCGCAACCAGTTCTTTAATGATTCGGCTGGCCGTCGCCACATTACGACCCCATGCATCCCAGTTAATCACTGAGGACTTGGAAAAATGCATCAGCTCGTTAGAGACTTCAAACGCCACTTTCATCGGCAATACATACGCCAAATCCATACGCTGTGAGTTTTTAACTTTCGGAATCGAACCGCGCTCAAACACAATGCCATCCCCCATCAGAGCCGAAACATCACGGTTCTCATAAGGAATTTGTGTGGTTGCCGATGCGCTGAAGTCGGTCAGTGTTTGAACCAACTGCAACACGTTAAGATCAGAAAGTGCTTCACGAATCACTTCACGTTGTACAGATACAGGCAGTTCAGAATCCGACACAATGTTTGCAGAGCTCTGGCCCATTAGGGCTAAACGCTCAGCATGGATTTGACGATGGTGCAGACGATCAAACTCTGCCAGGACTTGGCGAGCAAACACGGGCAGTTCTTTCTCTTCAGAGAGTCGAAGCTGACCCAGCGCGAAAGTATTCGTGTTGCGCAGAGCTGAATGGATTTGTGCTTGTAGCTGCAAGCTTTCACGCTGCTGGTCTGGTGTTTGAGTGAGAGAACCAGTGACACTGCCAAAGCCTAAACCGCTCAGCTGGATAGAAACTATCTTCTGGTTACCATGCGTGATCTGATTCTCAGCCAGTTTGGTGATCTGCTCATCTGACATATCAACGCTAATAAGCGCAGAGGCTTCTTTCAGCTCCTTTTTCACGTCATCGCTCAGCCCTTCCGCTTTATCGATGGCATCAGTGAAAAGCTTCACTTTAGCGGCCAGCTTCTCTTTTTTCGCTTGTTCAGCGGCCGTTGCGGCGGTCGCTTGCTCAGACAGAATGCGCTTAACGTCATCTTCCGTTAATGAACTGCCCGTGAGTTGAATCACCGGCGCATTGGTCACACCCGATTCAGAGAGCTGCTTGGCGACCGCTTCAAACTGTTCACTCAGTTTGGTGGCTTGGGCTTCATCACTGATGCCATTCAGTGACTCGGTGAGCAGCTGAACCATGGCGGTGTGTTGTTCGGCAGAGAGTTTCATGCCTTTCAGTTTGCTAGCAAACTGGGCGATCAGTTGTTTCCACATATTTTGACGTTCCTCAGAGAGTTTTTGAGCAAGAGACTCGGAAAGGTAGGTGGGGCATTCATGAAGGCAGGCTTCACTGAGTTCGATTTTGTCCAAGTTCTTAATGCATGGACGAGTCACGAAGCCGGCACCTAACAGGGTTGGACCAAACTGCGGGTATTGGCCATCGGGTCCTGCCTCGTTGCTGACATAGTTGGGATGTATTTCGGCAGAAAGATACTTAAAGCCTTCTTTGGTGACTTTATGGATGCCGAGTTCGAACCACTCCACCTCTGCACGTAGACGTCCACGGTCGGTAAATAGGCGCTTCACCACCGCCCCTGCGCCATCTTCTGGCTTGTGTGCAATGTCGATAAAGATGTCTTGACCATAAACCCCATCATTGAAGTTTTTGATCATCGAATCGAACATGCTTTGGGTCAGTTCAAATTCGCCGTAACGTGGATCGTAAAATTTGCCGGTTCGGGTAATAGTGACAACACTGCGTTTTGTGGTTCCGGCATCCACCTTCACCGCATCAGATAAGAGATGAATCACCCCTTGTGTTGTGGTGGCACCTAATACCAAAACGCCTGAGGCCTTAAAGAATTGTCTTCGATTCATTTCCTGTCCTTAAAACGAAAAAAGCCCCTGAAAATGTCAGGGGCTCGGTCGCCATTAAGGGCAGTGTGATGTAAAGAATGCGTTGTTGGGAGGGGTAAGAATTAATCCATGAGTTTTTTCCATAGATAAACAAAGATGTGATGAAAGATGTTTCCCAAGACTACTATAGACAACGCAATCAGTAACTTTACATACCAAAGAGAATACCAAGGTACCTTAGTATCACCATAAGACAATCTTTCACGTTCGAAAAACCCCATGAATTCGACCGTACCTGCGTGATCAATCATGCCCATACTCGCTAGGTAGACAAACATTGCAGCTATGGGCCATATTCTGATTAGCCTGCTTGAATGACGCCATTCAAAACTCCCCCACTCTTTAAGGTAAGTTAAATAGGCATAGAGCAAATAGGCAGCCAATACCGCTGCAATTTTTAATATCCCCCAAAAAGTAATGACAAACGGTGCTTGAAGCTGTATCGCAAGCCAAACTACACCAGCCACTACAATAAAGGCAAAGATGGTACCAAAATCATTATCACTACGTTGTCTACTCATAACACTCTCCAAGCACTGTTTAAATACACAGCTAATTTACTAATGCTTTAGTATGAGTGCACAACAAAACTAAGGATATGTATCTAGTATCACAAAAATAAAAGAAACAAAATTTCATTACATTAAAGTTTATCAATCAAATAGAAGTGATTTTTATCTCTTATCAAAAGGTTATGAGACAAACAGCACATAGTGAGCAACTCACAATATAAATACAACTAAATGCTTATATTCTGTTGTTTTATTAAACCCCAAAAGAGGAGAAACAATGAAAGCAAAACTATGGGCTGTTAGTACCTTGGTTTGGTTGCTATCAGGATGTGGTGAAAAGGATCACTTGATAAAACCGGCTTTAGAGGGAGAGCAAGCCACTATCGAAATAGTTGACTCAAATTGGGACAAATTAATAGCGAAGTGTCCTGGCCTAAATAAGTACAGTGCTGACCTTACTTATGATGGTCTAACCGACATGACTTACTTGGATACACCAATGTCCAGAGTCGAAATTAAATTCAAAGTAGCCAAAGAACCATCTGTTGTACCTAATTCGTTTAAGGCTTGGGGGCATACATGTGCGTTTGGTATTTCACCTGATGGTAAAAATCTGCGCATCCAAAAAGATCTATGTGTCTCTGTATGCCAAGGAAAAGAATATCAGCCTACAGACAAGAACTACGTAACTTCACTATAAACACAGGATTCTACCTATGAGTAAGTTTTTAAAATTTAAAAGTCTCAACACTGATGAGCTAGGGAAGCTGCGATTAAGTGGTGACTGAACTGCTCCAAGTCGCACGACAGTGCGAT